TAGACGCTGCCGGTCGGACCCCACGGCTGACCCCAGCCAGGCGTCGTGGTGACAGTGACGTCGTCGTCCGATGCCGAGTTGTACGGCGGGACGTCCGGCGTAGCGGCGGCCGGCTGGGTGATGTTCGGGAACGTCGGGTCGCCGCCGGCGGCACCGAGGGCGGTCCCACGCCAGTCCGGGTTGAACGGATCGGGGGTGACCACCGCACCACCCGGCAGGTTGGTGTACGGGTCCGCGATGTCGGTACCGACAGGACCGCCGACCTGGGTCGTCTCGATGAACACGACGTCGTCCAGGCGACCGATCTCCCCGAGCATGAAGTTGCCCGGGGCGGCGTACTTGGTGACCTCGATCCACTCCGGGGTGTCACGCAGGCGGCGGGACTGGTGCGGGTGGATGAAGGCGACGTACGTCTCACCGAGGCGCGGCACGTTCTTGGACGACAGCACCTCGACGGCGTCCTTGATCGTGTGCGGGTGGAGGTAGAACCCACCACCGGTGAGCGGGTTGGCGCCGGTCGTCAGACCGGTGGCCACCGTGCCCGGCTCGTACACGCCGTAGCCCTGGTTGATCGCCGTCGGCTTCTGGTAGCCGAACACGATGCTGGTCGAGCGCTGCAGCGTCGCCCGTGCCTGGCCGTCCATGTACAGCGCCATGTTGCGTCCCAGCAGACGGCTGGCCGAGGCCATCACGTCATCAAAGGAAGCATTCAGGAGAAGCTCCGAAACAGCCACCGCAAAGCCCTGCTCGGCAACCGTGATCGCGTACTGGTTGGCCGTGATGGCGTGCGTCTTCATGCGGACGCCCTCCAGGAGGGGTCCGTTTGGGATCGGCAGGTTGTTGTAGCGCATGAAGTTGACCGAGAGGCCGGGCATGGTGCCCAGTTCGGTCTTCTTCACGGCGAACTGCTCGAAACGCAGCGTCGGCATCGACTGGAAGAGGATCTCCTTCGACCAGATCGTCTGGATCGCCGGTCCCATCATGGTGGAACCGGTGGTCACGCCGGCGCCGTAGCCAACCGCCGTGTTGTCCATCCCGATGGTCGCGTCATAGCCGACCGGCGGGGTGTAGTTGGACAGGGGGCCACCGCTGGCGAGCCTGGTCGTACCGGTGATGCCGGAGATGACAGGAAGTTCGCCACCGAGGCTGGTGCCTGCGGGCATGAGCTTCTCCTTGTGTTGCGGGGCCTATCCGCCCCGGCGGTTGGGATTTGTCATCCGTAGGAGGCTCTCACGATGGCGTTTGTACTCATCCATGGGCATGTCCTTGACCATCTGGTCAGTGACTTGCTGGTTGACCGGTAGTTGCTCCAGTGGTCCAACGGGTGGGACGGAAGGCATCGCTGCCCCCCGGAACGGTACTTGCTGCTGCGACGCTGCTGCTGCAGCGGCGAAGTTCTGTGCGATCACTTCGGATCGCTGCTTCATGTAGGCGATCGACTGCTCGATCTCCTCCGGTGAGTTGCCCGACACCATGTCCCAAAGGGCAGGGATGATCTCTTCCTGCTCCTGCTCGACTCGCTGACGTCGGTACTGCTCGACCTCGGCCAGGCGCCGCTCTTGTTCGAAGACGGCCCGATCGACGGCGTACTTGGACTCCGTCTCCTTGAACCGATCCTCCCACTCCTTGTCCCGCTTCTCCAGCAGGGCCCGGAGGTCCATCTCTTGCTCTTCCTTCTCCCGACGGGCGGCGTCGGCCTCGTCGGCCAGCCGCTTGCGCTCGGATTCCTCTTGCTCACGTGCCGAGAGGACCTGCTGCAACTGGGCGCCCATCTCCTCAATGCGCCCGTACAGCTTGTCCTTCTCCTGCTGGCGAGCCCGCTCGATGTCCTCAGCGGTGAACACCGGCTGTTGCGGTGCTTGCTGGGGCGGTTGCTGGCCCTGGGACGGCTGTTGGCCGTTCCATTCGCCGGCCATGCGCGGCTGTGCGGGTTGTACACCCTGAATGAAGCCGTTGCCAGAGTCCACGATGGTGGCCGGCGGCGGTTGGGTGGGAGCTTGGTCTGTCATCGTTCAGTTGTCCAGTGTTCAGGCCCCGGACGCCCCATTGATAGCACAAGGAGCGTCCATAGGGCGGTATCTCATGTCTCTAAGCGAGCGTCAGACGAGGTCGTCTGACTCAAAGTCGCTCATCTGCGGAGGCATGATGCCATACGCCAACTGCTGAAGCTCCATGGCGAGGTTGGGGTCCACCGGAGGCTGTGATGGCACCGGGTTCCCCTCTGCGTCTTGGCCCATCAGGGGCTGTCCGTCTGGTGTCATGCCCGTCGCCATCATGTTGAAGGCGCCGATCTGGCTGCGGATGAGGTCCAAGGCGCCTTGCTCCTTGGTGTCCTCCATGACCTCTTCGAAGATCTCGCGCAGCTTCTGATCCGGGAACTGGACACCGAGGTCGCGGAGCGCTCCACGCCGGCTCTCCAGGTTCATGGCCATCTTGGCCTGGATCTCGTTGATCTTGATCAGCGTGTCCATCGGCATCGGGCTGGGCCAGTCGATGGTCGAGCGGTACGACGCTGGGTTGGACGGGTCAAGCTCCGGCATCTGGTCCGGCCGCAGGATCATTGCTGACAGGTACGGGTTGTACACCGTCAGGTCCGGGCGGAACAGGAAGCAGTGCTTGATGACCAACTCGTTGATCCGTTCGAAGAACGGCTTGTACTGAGTGATCTTGCGCTCATGCTTGAGCATCAGTGGCTGGTACTGCAGGGCCAGGGCCACGCCGGACGTGTTGCTGATCGGCTGCAGGGTGCCCAGCGCCGTCGCCGGCACGCCGGTCATCTCGTGCATCGCCTGCTTGAGCAACTCCATGTAGCCCAATGGGCCGGTGAAGTTGGTCTGCAACTCTAGGTTCTGGACCTTGGCCTTCTCGTTGCCGATGGCCCACAGCTTGCGGGCGCCCTTCTCCAGGTTGGAGGCCTTGGCGCCGGTGATCACCGTGACGGGAGCAGCGTGGTAGTTGATGATGTCCGAGATCTCCGTGGCCTTCTCGTTGTACTCACGGTTCAGCGGGATGATCTCGTTGATGTCGCCCAGGCCCCACGGGCTGGAGGAGACGGGGAAGTTCTGGGTGTAGGCGATCGGTATCTCACCGAGCGGGTTGGGCCGCTGGTCGATCAACTCGTCGTTGATGTACTCCTCGATGACGTCCTCGGTCATCAACTCGACGTAGGTCATCACCTGGCGAGCGCCGTCCTGCGCCGTGCCCCAGAACTTGTACTTCAGCTTGAAGCGGATCATCCGGCTGCGGTCGTGGGGGTGCCACTCGGGGAAGCAGAACGCCGGATTCAGTGGCAGGACACGGATGCGGCCCTCGTGGGGAATGCCGACCGAGTCGACGTACGGCGGTTCGAAGGCCACCTTGGCGAACACGTCGCCGGACACCGACCCAAGCTGGCCCATCTCGTGGATGATCGCCTGCTTGTTGTTGTGGACCTCCCACACCTCCTTGAGGAGATAGGGGATGATCCCGGCCGTGGCCTCGGGGCTGTGGAAGTTGACGCCCTTGCCGAAGGTGAAGTTGACGAGGAAGTCGCTGAAGGCGCGCACCCAGTTGAAGACAAGCTGGGGCTCACCGATCTCCCGCTTGTACGCCCAGTGGTGGCCGAGGTACCAAGCCCAGTTACTGGCGTACCGGCTCAGGCGAGGGCCATGGACTTCGAACTCTTCGTCCGCGAGTTCGACCAGGCCGAGGGGGCTGATGGCGATGGTCAGGTCGCTGGCCGCAGCCCTGTAGCTGCCGGGGTAGAAGGCGACGGTCATCGGAAGCCCTTCTGCCCGTACACCTTGGTGCGGTAGCGCAGGTTGGGGTCAGAGTGGTTGGCATTGATCCAGATGTTGCGCCCGGTGGTCTTCTCGATGTCGGCCGCTGCAGCGACACGGTGGTGGGCGTCACCCAGCCGTACCTCAGGCTCTTCGCCGTAGTCCTCGGAGTCGTCCCAGTTCAGCGTGACCTTGGTATGCGCCCGGAAGCCCTCGTCCATGATGCTCTTGTGGACGCCTGAGCCATGAACCGTGTAGTCGTCGGACTTCGACTCGGCCGTCTTGCGCTCCCACATCTCGTCCATGGACTCTTTCTCGCCCGTGACGTCAGGATCCGCACGAGCCCCAGAGGAGAGGCCGTAGTAGCTGGCGTTGGACCCGATGCTGCCCCGGTCACCGGAGTCAGTGATCATGTCCTTCATCTCCTGTGCCCCATAGAACATCTGGAACTGGATGGGATGCACGTTGCGGTTCACCGCCGGGCCGGGAGTCACCTGCGGCGGAGAGGGCTTGTCATACGTCGAGGCGTCGAACAGCGACTCCTGCAGAGGAGGGCCCTGGCGGATCTGGGACTCGTTGCGCTCCTTCACACGGTCCCCTCCCGCTTCTGCTTCTCGACCACTTGCTCACGGAGGTTGGACGACTTGCTCTTGTCCATCACCGACGTGTGCGAGATCACACGATCCCACGGGATCTGTGCTCGTGTCCGGGGGTAGTCCCCGATGTCGGAGGTGAACCATTGGTCATCAGGATGCACCGCCATCTTGACGATCCGGCTCGGCCCTTCCCTGGGCAGGTAGTTGTGCGCCGTACCGTAGTCGGTGGTGGCGTTGGTCCCTTCCCACCCGGGCTGGATCACACCACGCTCGTCGGAGGCGATGTGGCCACGGCCCTTGGCCTCCTGGAACTCGTCCTCGGACATGCCTCGATACACGTGTTTGACCGGCTCCTGGCCGGCAACGGGGCGTCCCAAGTGCGGAGCGCTCTCATCGACCACGTTGAACTGGAGCCCCATGCGCTCCCTGATACCGCTGTCACTGCGCTGGTGGGAGAGGTGCTTGCTCTCGCCCACCTTGGTCATGAAGCCGCTCCGGGGATGGACGGCCGTGTCGGCCTCACCGGTGATCCACTGGTGCTCGCCCACCTCGGCCATGTGCTTCTGCCGCTCGTTGGCGTTGAACGCTGCATCCATCACGCCGGCGTTGGTGCGCTCATCCAACCACGCAGCGCCCGTATCAGAGTCGGGCTCGGACGTGGGGCCCGGGAGGATGCCGCCGAACTGCCCAAGCTGGGCCACACGCTTGATCTTGTCGCTCATGTCGCCGTGAAGGGTTTGGTGGCGGAGAGCTTCTCGCCAGGCTTGACGACGCCGACGTTGATCGTCCCGGCCTGGCCGTTGTCCGGCGTGGTGTTGAAGCTCGTGCAGCGCAACTGCGTGGCTGAGTCGAACGTCGTGGCGATCGGGCTGTAGTCGGCGTACAGCTTGGTGGCTGAGGTGAACCCGGTGCCGGTGACGGTCAGGGTGATGTTCTGCTTACGGACGAACGTCGTCGGGGCGAGGGTGGTCACGGTGGCCGTCGAAGCGGCCCCCGTGTTGACAGCGGGATCAGTTGCCTGTCCCGAGCGCCACCCTCCACCGACGAAGGCCATTACCAGGTATCACCTTCTGGACGCCGGCGCTCCAGGCGGGCCATTTGGATCGCCTCGTAGTCCGTGCGGTCCTCTTCCTCCCCATAGGGAGGTATCTCCCCGGTGTAGTCGGTGTTGGGCACACGGCTCCACCGATCCGCGCCGACCTGCCGTCCCGGATGGTTGGCCTTGTTCGGCTTGGCCACGCCGTGTCCGCTGGACATCAGTGGTCCCAATCCCCGGCGCCACCGCCGTACTCATCCTCCAGACGAGAGCGTGTCTCCATCTCGTCCGTGTAGTCGTGATCAGCCTCGTAGGCCGGGTCCACGCCGCCGAAGCCCTGCGGACCGGAGAAGGTTGCGTTGAAGCGTTCCCGATGCACCTGGCGGCCGGGATGGTTGGCCTTGTCGGGCTTGTCAGCACCATGTCCACTGGACATCAGTTGTTCTTCTTTCTCGTGGCTGCGGCCTTCTTGGCCATCTTGCTCCGTGCGGCAGGACCCTTGGCCGCTTCGTTGGAGATCGCCGCTGCCTTGGACTTGGAGTAGCCCTCGTCCTTCAGCGCCTCGTACTCGTCTGGCTTCTTGATCGAGGGACCAGGGTCCTTGCCGCCAGGCACGTCAGCCGCGGTTCTGAACGGCGGTCTTGATCTCCTCGACCTTGGCGTCGATGGCATCGCTGATCTCGTCGGCCTTGGCCCGCACGTCCTGCTGCAGTTGCTCCCAGGCCGGCTGCAGGGTGGCCTTGATCTCGGTGATCTTCTGCTGCAGTTCGCTGACTAGCTGCTCCAGGTTGTCCACTGGTATCTCCTTACAGATTGATGATTCGCTCCGGCTCTGGAGCGAGGGCCCAGTATGACCTCTATCCGAAGTCGAACTGGTCCTGATGAAGAACGTGTCTCTTGGCAACCGCCTTGCCACGCTCCGTCTTGCCGTCCTTGAAGTTGATCTCGGTACCGGTGTGTACGTCCATCGTCGGCTCGGCCGTCTTGTACGCCTCGGCCTCGGTCGGCAGGTTGCCGGGCGAGGCACCACGACGATCGGCGTCCTCACGACGCTGGATCTGCTCCTCGCCCCACTGGCCGGCCTGGAAGTCACGCGTCGAGCGCAGCCCACGCTGGGCCATCGCCTTACGGCCGGCGAAGTCGGCAGCGGCGTGGAAGTACGGGACGCTCTCGATCGCCTTCTCCCGCTCGCTCTTGTCCTTGGTGTCTCCCGAGCCCTTGGCGATGCCCAGATGGGGCACGGCGCCACCGCCGCCGGAGTGGACGTCGGAGACGAAGTACTGCGGGTGGCTGTCGCTCCACGAGTTGGCGTACGGGCCCGTCTTGGGACTGTTGCGCCACGGTGAGTTACCGGCAGGGACCAGTTCGTCCTTGGGGTTGCGGCGCATCCGGTCACCCATCGGGCCAGCGCCCTCGCCGGTCTTCCAGTCGGCCGGGGCGATCCCAGCTTCGAACTGGTACGTCGCCTGGGCCGTCTTCTCCATGTTCGCCGGATAGCCCTGCGCCTTGCGGGTGTCCCACGGCTCGGCCGTGCCCGTCTTGCGAAGCTCCCGGGCCTCGGTGGAGGTGCGAAGCTCTGCCGGGTCGCCGCCCTGACGAGCGTGGAGCACGGAGTGCTTGGCGGCCATCTCGTTGGGATAGACCGTCTCGCCGCTCTTCAGCGTGGCCGAGAACTTGGTGTTGGGCGAGGTGAACGCGTTCATCTGGGCGTACACCGTCATCGGCATGCCGATCTCCTTGGCGCTCTTCTCCATCACCTGGCGGGGCTCGCCCACCGAGTAGAAGTCCGAGGCGTAGGGATGCGGCGTCGGCGTCAGATTGCCGCCGGTACCGAGATCCTGGCCACCCTGGCCGGCGGCACGGATGATCGCCTGGTCGTGCTGCGCTCCGAGGTCGGTGGCCATCTGCTCCAGGCTGGTGCCGCGCATCGCCAGATGGCGATTGGTGTGCTCCCGCTGCTCGGGGCTCAACTCCTCCCACTTCGGTGGACGAGGAGCGGCATTGGGGTCGGCCATGCCGGGCAGTTGCACGTCGTAGTGGGTCGGGCCGACGTTGTGCTGGCCGAGGGGATGCCCGGCACGGCGGAGGTCGTCGTAGATCTGCCCGGGGGTGGCGGTGATGCCATGGGTCGCCTTCATGTGCGCCGAGATGTCCGTAGTCCTGGCCTGGCCCTCCGGTGAGGCCTCCCAGTCCGTGCGTCCTTGACGGGCGGTGATCACCCGGCCCTGTTCGACGGCGGTCATCGGCTTGGGGGCCTTGTTGTACGAGGAACCCTCCGGGGGCATGTTCACCCGCTCACCACTGACGGGTGTCGGAACCTGCTCACCGTGCCAAGTGGCGTAGTCGGTATGCGCCGGAGAGGGGTAATTCGTCGGTCCTGTCTTCACAGACCCTGTGATCGGCTGCATCGGGAACCGAGACTGCCTACGGGTGAGATTCCTAGCCACTACGACTCCTTGGCTTGCGCCACCCACGGGAGATGGCCAGGGCCCTGTTGTGCTCCACGACCGGGCTGTGGAACCGCACCGGCTGGAGGTGCGGTGGAAGCTCTTGGGCCTTGAGATAGTTCTTGTGCACCTGGTCGATGATGTCCGGCGTCTCGTTCAGCATCTCAAAGCCGGTGAGGGCGTTGGCCGACGGCTTGATCAGGTAGTTGCCGATGTTCGACTTCGGCCGGCCCACCGGGTTGGGCTCGATCTGCGGGGAGCCGATCGGGGCAGCGCCCTTGGCGCCACCGGCCAAAGGACTGCCGGCGGCCCGTGGGTTCTTGTCCGGCCACATGCCCGACGCCAGGCTGGGACTGCCCTTGCCTGGGACGCCAACCGAGAGGTAGGGCTTCTTCTTCGGCTTGGCCTTGTCGGCCACGGGATCAGTCGAAGACTTGCGCCGGGTTGATCCGCACGAGTCGCTGCTCCGAGCCAAGCTCCATCTCAAAGACGGGGCCCGACTGGCCGGCGCTGGCGCCGATCACGAAGTCGCTGAGCATGGTCGGAGCCTCGATCCACGAGGCCGAGCCGACATGCACACGCTCACGCATGGTCGTCGCCGGATCCTTGAACTGGGTGGACGGACGTCCCCGACCATCGCCGGCGGTGTCGCCGTAGGCGCCCAGACCGAAGTCATTGGGGATGTCGGTGTCGGTGGCCACGCCCTCTTCAAAGCGGAGCGGCCCACGGCGCACCGTGTTCATTGCGATGGCCGTCTCGTAGCCGGATTCCGGACGGTATGCCATGAAGGCCCTCCCTCATAGTCGTGTATGGACACGAGCCTAGATCATCTGTGGACGAGCGGGGAGGTTCCGACGTATAGGGGTCTACCTGCGGTAGAACGGGGACGACACCACCTCGACCTCGGGGACCGTCTGGATCATCGAACAGGCCGCAGCCAGGGCCGCCGAGTCGACGTAGTCGTCGTGCGCTTCCTTCTCGTTCGGCGCAGCGATCATCAGGTACTGGCCCTTCATCTCCTTCTCGGCATCGACCATCTGCTGGCGGAACCGGCGCCATACACGGGTACGGCGGGCCTTGGAGTGGCCTGGGTAGACGAACATCTTGCGCTGCATGAGTTCGATCAGGTGCTTCCAGCGCTCGGACTGGTTCTTGGAGTCGCTGTTGTAAGCGATGACCTCACAACGGGTGCCCATCAGGCGCTTGAGGCGGTCGGCCACGGCCGAGCCCATGCCCTGGGCGTCGACGCCGATGTAGGCGATGCGGTACGGGTCGAGGAAGTCCATGATCTGGAAGTACTGCTCCTCCCAGTCCGTGTTGTGGATCTCCAGCCAGTTGAGAATGCGGTGCTCGCGGAACCCGGCGGCATCGGGGAAGTCCCAGTCCACCCACATGACGGTGACAACGGTGCTGTCCTTGACCCGGGCCGGGTCGACGCCCACCACGACGGGGCTGCGCGACCATCCCTTGACCAATTGCATGCTGGGATCGGCCAGGTAGTCGAGGTCGTCCTCGGTGATCAACATGCCTCGGTCCAACTGCCACTTGAGGCAGAAGGACATCTGGAACTCCTCGGAGTCCTCGCCCACACGACGCTTCTCGTTGGTCACCCACCGGGCGTAGTCGGCGTTGTACCGGGACACGACCTTGTAGTCGAACTCAAAGTGGTTCTGGCGGGTGCGCTTGGACGTCTGCCGGCGCTTGTTGAGGTTGATCGCCTTCCAGAAGTCACCTTTGTGATACCCAGGCGTGCCGATCTTGACGATCGTCCCGGCGTAGAACGCCAGCATCGGGTGGATCGACTTGCGGATCACGCCCTCGTCGGCGTCCTGGCACTCATCGATCAGGATGACGTGGTAGCTGGCGCCCTCGATCTTGGCTCGGGGGTTGGCCGTCCGGCGGCGACAGAACGAGCCGCCCTTGAGGCGGATGATCTTCGACTTGCCGTCGACCTTCTCATCGATCTCCGGGTCGAGGAGCATGGTCACGGCCCGCTCGCTGGTCAGGCGAGTGACGATGCGGCTGAAGACGATGTCGGCCTGCTCATCGACCGGGGCGAAGATCCCGACCATCAGGCCCATCTTGAAGCGCTCCAGGATCGGGAACGTCAGGGCCAGCTTCGGGAGGAGAACCATGCACCCGGCCAGGGTGGTGGCCACGACCTCGCTCTTGCCCGACTGACGGGCCTGCAGGGCAGTGATCTCCTCGGCGTCCTTGAGGACCAACGACTCGATGATGCGGTACGAGATCTGTCGTTGGTACGGGTACATGTCGAAGCCGGCAAGCTCCTCGCAGAAGACGATGATCCGCTTGATCAACTCGTCCACGAACCCGGCCATGTCCGGATCGAGGTCGATGACCTCTTCCTGCTCCTCCTCGGCCAGGAGCGTGGGATCCTCGACCTCTTCGTCCGCAACGGATGAGCCATAGCCCAGGTCGGTGATCATGCTCACGCCGTCATTCAAGCAGAAGCGGAAGGGCCGCCCCCGGAGGGACGGCCCTTCAACGCAAGAGCCCCTGACAGAACCCTGGTGTCACCATACTACCCGGAGGGGCTCCGGGACCAAACCACCGGTCCGAAGATCACTTCGACTCCAGCCGGTCGATCAACTCGTCCACCACGTTCATGATGTGCCCCTGCTCGGTGCGCCAGAACGTGTTGTCGTCGTCGGCGTAAGCGGCGAGCCAGCCGTCCACGTTGGTCGACCCGTCCTCGTTCTCCCACGGCTCGGGCGGCGGGGTGTCGTGCGTCGTGCCGTCCCGCCACACGAACTCCAGAGGCATCCGATCGCTCATCACAGATCGAGGGGCGGCGTGACCCGCAGGACGTAGACCACGCCCTTGGGGGCCAGGCCGTACATGGTGCCTTCCGGGTTGGGCTCCTCGGACTGCCAGACGACGCTTTCCCGTCCGGCGTAGGTGTCGCGCAGGGCCTCGATGAAGTTGAGGGCGTCCTCGGGGGTCGTTGCCGTGTGCTTGCGGAGCAACTCCTCCTCGTGGAGGGCGCCGGCGGAGATGGACACCTCGTAGGGCCCGGTGGAGCGCTGGTCGTCCAGGGGCAGTTGAAGCTGTTCGTAGTCAGGGGTGGTCATGGCTCTAGCCTACGTGCAGTTACAAGCAATTACAACCTCCTTCGAAGCGACTGAGCAGCGGCGATGGCCTGCTTCAGGTCGGTATCGAGCATGTGGAGGTAGTCCTCACGCATCTCCGGCATCGTTCGATACCCGTGTATCCATTGGCCGGAGTTGCCAACGCTCGTCTCCAGCACATCGAACACCTGGCCGGCGTCCCAGGTGTCAAACTTGGTTGGATCGGGCGGGGGTGCCTTCGTCGGCTTCTTCTGTCGGAGCATTGGGGCCCCTCCATTCGGAGATGTCCGTCGGGTCTACATCAAGACCGTAACGTCCGACGGCATCGTCATAGCGGAACGTGCCGAGATGGAGCCAGTGCCGTGGTGATACCCGGATACGAACGGCCCGGTTGCTCAAGCGGTACGGCGGGAGGATCTCGTGCAGCGTGGCCCTGGTGACCGGGCTGCGATCGAGCGGCTCCGTCTCCAGGCCCCAGTACAACCTGGGGGAGTGGACCCGGATCATTCGATGACCGTCCACAGGCGCACGCCGTGGATGCACGGGTCGCCGCCGTCCTCGTAGTCGGCCTCTTCCTCGTCGGTCAGCGGGGGCCCGTCATGGGTCATGCAGAACGACCTGGAGCAGAACCCCTCGCGCACGCCGGTCCGGTACCACTCATCCTGGGTCATCGAGCTATCCGACCAAGGCGGTGTAGGTGCACGTCTGCACGTCGCCACGTTGCAGGTCGAACTGGTGGGTGCTGCCCGGCATCGAGCACTGGACCAGCGTCCCGCCTTCGATCACGAACTGGTCGGGGCCGACCTGCGTGGAGACGCCGATCGGCGGGGCCTGGGCGACGACGTAGGTCCCCGGTTGCAGGTTCGTGAAGGTCTGCGATGCGCCATCAGCCACGGTGAACGCTGTGGGCAGCCTGCCCAGCGTGCGGAACTCCATCGTCGCCCCCACGGCGCGAACCGTGATCGTCGCCGTCCTCTTCGCCTGACCTGGTGACGGGTTGCGAACAGCAACAGCGTTGGCGCTCGCCCCGTGGGAGATCTTGTCCGGCGGTGCAGTCGAAGCAGTGACACCGAACACCGCTGCCAAGCCGATCCACAGCGCCCTGTCGACGCTCATGCCGGAATCGGATCTTCGCCAGTGTCTCCGGTGTCGTAGCTGCACTGCGGGCAGATCCAACGGTCGTCTTCTTCGCTCTCGGCCATCTGGGCACCGCAGCGGGGGCAGGGCAGCGTCATCACTTTCTCCTCCTGGGTAGGCGTCCCCCCACGCTACGCGCCCAGGC